TTAGGTTTCATATATAGGCACGTGGTTGGCTAACCTTTGTTCATGTGGCCAATCTTTCGATCTATATTGCCTGCTTTCGCGGGTGGTTTTTCAAAGCCGGAAGAGCAACGGGATATTTCCCTAGCTAACATAACGCCTACGGATGCGTGGGCAGCTATGCTTGGCCACAGCGGCGGCTTTCCGACTTCCGTTACAATGAAAACGGCGCTTTCTGTGCCCGCTGTTTGGGCTGCCGTTAAAGTGATCTCCGATACACTTGCTTCTTTACCGCTTGACCTGTTCAAAAAAACTGACTCAGGCAGCGAGCCAGCAACCGCGCACCCGGTACGGTATCTTATCCGCACCGAGCCATCAGATTACATTACAACCTACGATTTTAGACGCGCATTGTTCGCCAGGGCTTGCTTTGGTGACGCTTTTGCGCGCATACACCGAAACGGCATAGGTCGCCCAGTAAAGTTGGAGCTTATGACGGGCGGCGTTTACGTATCGCAGTCAGATTCCGGCACCCCTGTTTATGTATGGGAATGGAGCAAGGGTAACAAGTCGGGGAGAGAAACCCTACTGCCTTTCGAGGTTTTACACATCAAAGGGTTTACGCTTGATGCAATGACCGGGTTAGACGTATCGGTTTTGCACCGGGAAACGCTTGGTTTTGCCATTTCCGCAAACGAATACGGGAACCGCTTTTTCTCCAATAATGCAGGGGTTGATAAGGTGGTAACATACCCTTTCGCACTCACCACGGCACAACAAGCGCAACTTGCTACCAAAATAGAGGCAAAATCTGGCGTTGCAAAGGTTGGCGGCACGATGGTATTGGATGCCGGAATGGACATGAAGCGAATAGGGCTTTCTCCTGAGGAAGCGATGTTGAACGACTCCAGGACATTCCAAGTGAATGAGGTTTCCCGCGTTTTTGGGGTGCCGGTTCACTTGCTGAACAACATGGATCGGGCAACATTCAACAACATAGAGATGATGACAACACTTTTTGTCACTCTATGCCTTCGCCCTTGGGCGGTACAGTTTGAACAAGAAATGCTTGTAAAGCTGCTTACCAGGGACGAAAAACAATCAGACAACTATTTTTTCAGGCACAATTTCGAGGGCTTGCTACGTGGGGACACGGCGGCAAGGGCTTCTTTCTATGCCTCAGGCATACTCAATGGATGGATGACAAGAAACGAGGTCAGAGAAAAAGAAAACATGAACATAATCAAAGGCTTAGATGATCCTTTAGTGCCGGTGAATATGTCAATCATTGACGAGGATGGGGAGATCAAAACGACACAAGCAGAAACACAAACACCGACCGACTCCCAAGCCGGAGCCGGTGGACAAATCGCAGCAGAAGATGGAAATACGGACGAACCAGCCGCCGCCTGACAATGATAGCGGCGTTGAACGCCGTTTTGCGCAAAGCGGGCTAGAGGTAAGAAGCTCAGAGGGTAGCATCGCTACCATTCGCGGCTATATGCTTCGATTTGGCAGCGTGTACGACATGGGTTGGTTTACCGAAGAGGTGGCCAGCACAGCACTCGATAACGCCAACCTTTCAGACGTGCGCATACTATTTAATCACGACCCTAACAACATCCTTGGCAGGACAGCAGCGGGTACGGCCAGGGTAGGCAAAGACAGTACTGGCATGTGGTATGAAGTTGACCTACCAGATAGTCCGAACGGCCAAAACGCGAGGGTAGCCGTAGAGCGTGGCGACATCACCCAAAGTTCATGGGGCTTTACCCTTCGCCGTGATGAAACAGGCCGCAGAACTGGCGATAAATGGGAAATGAGGGGCAAAAAAGAGCATAGAATCCTTACCGACGTGGACATGGTTTTTGACGCTTCCCCTGTTACATTCCCGGCCAATCCAGACACTACGGCGGCAAAACGTAGCATGGTAATGTGGCGCGAAGGCATTGCTCCAGAGCCAGAACCGACACCAGAAGACACAACTATTAACGACGTTGCAGAACAAGAGGAATTCGAGTTTTTGCAAATGCAACTTTCTATTTAAACACAAAAACAAACACAATGACATCTTTAGAATTAAAGGAAAAACGGGCAGCCACATGGGCGGCATTGCTTGACCTTCGCGGACAAAGGGTTGATGGAAAGTTTGCAGATGCAGCTACCGAGACGACCTACCGCAAAGCCAACGAGGATTTTCAGGCTTTCAGCTCTCAGATTATTGAGGCTGAACGCTTTGAGGCGCAGCAGCGCGAAATGGCTGAAGCCGAGCACGAAACCCGTTCGGCAAAAGAAAAAGGCGCAACAAAAGGCAAGGATCCAGCACAGGGCATGTCTTACGACGAAGTTTTCTGGCGCTATCAAACACGCGGCAAAAACGCAACGCTCTCGCCAGAGGAAATGCGGATTCTTGAAACGCGCGGAACGTCAACACAGCACACGGCAACCAATTCTCTTGGAGGGTACACCGTTCCAGAGACGTTTTCCGGCCAATTGGAGAACATGATGAAGTGGTACGGCGGTATGCTGACCGCTTGTCGCAGCTACGACACCCCAAGGGGCGGCACAATGCGCTGGCCAACAGGTGACGATACGGCAGCGTCTGGCGAGATCATCACCACGCAGTCTACCGCAAAAACCGTTCTTGATACCACCTTTGGACAAGTGACGTGGGGAGATTACACGCTTGATTCCAAGATCATCAAGGTTTCGCGCGAGCTTTTGCAAGACGAAGATGTGAATTTATTGCAGGGTGTTTTGCTTGACAATCTTTCGAATCGTATTGGCCGCAAGATCAATTCCGTATTGACCACTGGCACCGGCACCAATGAGCCATACGGCTTAACGACCGTCGTTACCAACGGTACCACGGTTGCCGGCGCTGCTGCCATCACGAAAAAGGAGCTTATCAACTTCACCCATAGCATTGATAAGGCATACCGATACGGCCCAAATGTAGGGTGGATGATGAATGATACAATGCTCGCCTATTTGCGCGGACTTGACGTGGGCAACACTGACACGGTACAGATTTTCTACCCGTCCCTGGTAACTGGCGAGCCAGATCGCCTGCTTGGGTTCCCAATCTTTATCAACAACGACCTGACCGGCACCACCGCTGGCGTTCCTGTTACGGCTACCAAGCACATCTTCTTTGGTGACTTCTCAAAGTACATCATTCGCCGGATCTCCCCTGTGGCAATCGAGCGCAATGATCATTTGTACTGGGAGACGTTGACGGTAGGGTTTATGGGCTGGACTCGCTTGGATGGAAACCTGATCAATGCAAACGCAATCAAGTACCTAAAGCAAGCATAATGAAGATTGTGGCAACGGTAACAAAAGGGGGACTTGTCGAGGGCGTAGAGTACGACTTCGACAATGAAAAGGCTATGCAAATAATCCTTGCAGGCAATGCAGTCCCTGTTACCGTTGCCCCTTTCTATGGCAGAGAAAAGGCTGTTCCTAACCAACATAAAGAGCGCAGGTAATGGCCTATAAAGTAGCGACACAGCCGGTATTAAAGCCATTCACCACGGCATACCTGAAGACGTGGCTAAAAATCCCTTCGTCCGTAACGGCTGAAGATACGCTTTTGGATGACATGATCCAAAGTGCAATGGTATGGGCGGAACAGCTTACCAACAAGGCGCTTTTGACCCAAACGATTGAGGAATATTACGACTCACCGCCACATGGGAGCATTTTAAAACTTAGCCTTTCGCCTGTTCAAAGTGTCACATCGGTATCGTTTTATTACAATGGCTCTTACACCGCTTGGGACGCATCAAACTACACGACCGACCTCGTTTCTGAGCCTTGCCGGATAGTAAAGAAAAATTCTATCTCTTGGCCTAGCTACGATTTGTCGACTCCGAATGTAATAAAGGTGGTGTATGTGGCAGGATCTACGGCAGCCACTGGAATACCAAAAACGATAATGCAGGCAATGTTGCAAAAACTGGCTTACATGTATGAAAACAGAGAAGACATACCAGGTGGGGCGAATAACCGGCAAAGGAGCGCGGATGCGCTTGCGATGTTCAACCGAACGCTGTAAATGGCCGAAAACTTGGGTAAACTACTCCCTGACATCGGGAGCATGGACGAGCTTGTTTCAATCAGGCAGCGAACCCTTACAACCGATTCAACAGGTGGGGTTACAGAGTCCTGGTCTGACCTAGCGGCGGATGTTTGGGCGCGGGTAGAGTCTTCGTCACAAAGCGATGAAGGCACAAGGGGCGAACCTCAACAGATAGTGGCATGGGATAGGCTAAGGTTTACGATTCGGGCGCTTTTTACGCTTGACAAGACTATGCGGATTTTGTACCAAAGTAAATTGTACGACATCTTAAATGTATCAACACTTGGCCGCAGCCGATTTCACGTAATCGAAGCAGAAAACAGGGATAATACAACATGAACGCGGTAGGGGCAATCCGGCAAATAATCATAGGGGACTCAAATGTAACCGCATTATTAGCGAGCGGCACTTCCGTTTTCCCAACTGTGTTACCACAGTCAAAGCCTTATCCGGCGGTCACATTGATGCTTGGGGATAGCAAGCCGAACGATAGTAAGACGAGCACCAGCACTATTGATAACGTGCAATTAGTTGTTGGAATATGGGCCAAGGAGTATGCCACAGCGCAGGCAATTGATACAGCCATAAGAAATTCAATTGATGGCTTTTCTGGGGGGGTTACAACCGTAGACGATAGCGTAGTTCATTACATAGATGCAGTGCGGTTTTTGACACGAAGAGATGACTTTGACGAAGAAAACGTGCTGTTTTATCGTGCGGTCAATTACGATGTTCGCTATTACAGAGACGTTCCACCGCTGCCATTTGGAACGCCGTATGTCACCCAAAGCCA